GGTCCGAAAAAACTCCTTCGCTTCTATCTGCTTGTCGAAGAGTTGCTTCACGAAGGGGATCGTAATGGAGCCAACAGAACCTTCAAGCAGCTTTTGTTTATTTTTGTTTTCTCCAATAACAAGCGATGAGATAAGCGTCGATCATCCCATCGTGTGGGGTGGTCGCCTTGTCGGACTTGGTCCAATCCTCGCCGGGACACATCTGCTCCGCGACAATCAGCGCAGCCTCCTTCGTTCCCTTGCCCTTGATTTCCGACAACATCTTCTTCTGCCACTGCCTGACCTCAACGGCATGGACCTGCCAACCCTTCATCTCACAGGCTCCGAGGATCTTGCCGAAGTTCATCGCCATCGACCGGACAGCTTGGGAGCTTTTGGCATGACGCAACGGTTCCTCGATCACGATACAGGGTTCAGTGTGCAGGTCGAGGATCCAATCCCGGAATGCCAATGTGTCCACTTCGGACTTGCCGTTGCGCTTGAGGATCGGCATGGTCCGCTTCGCGATGATCTTCCCGTGGCTGCGGGAGATCGCGCACAACCCACCGTCGATGCCGTTGTCGATCCCAACGATCATCGGACGGGATCGTGTTCAGTCTTCATGTTCTTCAATTGAGGTTTCTTCGTCTTCTTCATCTTCTTCGTCAACTGGAAGTTCCTCCACTTCGGCATCAACCACCGTGCTTTTCCGTTTCGCTGCCTTGATGTCGAAGACATGGGTCTTTACCTTGTCCATCTTGACCGCTCCGTCGTTGAGCGCAGCCTTGCTGTTGGTCAGGATCGCGACATCGATGCTGATCTTGCCGCGACCCCCACCGGATCGTGCGTCAAGCCCGAAGCTCCGCCGGATGATCTGGTCCAGTTGGTCCAACTCCCGGATGGTCTTGGCGGGTTTGACCAGTTTGAGACTGTCCCGCATCAACTTGACCGCACCCGCAGCGATGTAGCTTTGATACTTCTCAGCGGGGGATGTCTGGGCGGCAGCGTGTTCCAGAATGGCAATATCCTCGATCTCCCGGTTCTTCGCCTTGTCGAGCTTGATGGAGTCGCTCAGAGTCCCGGTCAGGTTGATCGCCAGTGCATCCCCTACCGGATCGGGCATCGGCTCACCGACCTTGATGTTGGGTGCGTGTCGGTTGACCTTGGGCGGCACACCGACTTCGCGCAACCACCTCCGCAGGGTCGATTCGGAGATCTGAAGCTCCTGTAAAATCTTCGGTTGGGGGACATCCTTGTTGTAAAGGTCAATTGCCCTTTGCTTCAGCCGATCCTTTTGGAGTTGGAGTTTGGTGGATTTGGGCATAATTTACATAACAAATCACCATTATGGCACACAAGTCAAGGTTGGAGCCGAAGGTCGATCCGAAAACCCAGCTGATGAAGGTCGGTGATTTCACGATCCCGCCGACCACGCTACTGACGGGTTTGCTCTTCGGGTTCGCCAAACACACCAAAGTCAAGGAGAAGGAATACTACTTCTGGCGTATCTGCGATCTTCTCTGGAACGATACGGATCGCTGCCCAGAACCAATGATGGTCAGGCACCCGTGGGCCGAGTCGATGATCCGGGAGGCACTGAGAAACAAATACCTCGCCATCGGCGGGTCCGCGAGTTCCGGCAAGTCACACACCATGGCGGCATTCGGGATCGTGAACTGGTTGTCCCAGCCCAGTGAGACCTTGGTCTTGATGACCTCAACGACCCTGCAAGGTGCGCGGACCCGGATCTGGGGTTCCGTGATTTCGCTGATGTCCATCATTGAAGACTTCGCCCCGTGCAAGATCCGGGACTCCATCGGCAGCATTGCCTACATCAACGACAACGGGACGCTGATCGAACGGGCAGGTCTGAGACTCATCGCTGCGGAGAAGTCCAAGACACGCGAAGCGGTCGGGAAGTTCATCGGTATCAAGCAGAAGCGGGTGTTCGTCATTGCTGACGAGTTGTCCGAACTGAGCGAAGCGATTCTCAACGCAGGTCTGTCGAACCTTTCAAAGAACGAGGAACTCCACATCATCGGCATGTCGAACCCCTCGTCCCGGTTCAATGCCTTCGGGATCTGGTCGGAACCCAGACACGGGTGGAACAGCGTCGATGTGCAGATGCACGACAGTTGGACCACGAAATGGGGTGGGCACTACATGAGGCTCGACGGTGAGCGAAGTCCGAACATCCTAGCGGGGGAGACCCTGTATTCGTGGCTACCCACTTTCGAGAAGGTCGAGGAGGACAAGGCGATTCTGGGTGAGGACTCCCGAGCCTACATGCGAATGGTCCGTGCGGTCTTCTTCGACGGGGACGAGAACGAGAGCATCTACAGTGAGACCGAACTGGTTAACACCGGAGCGGTGAGTCCCGCCGATTGGCAGTCCAAGCCGATCCTTGTGGCGGGTCTTGACCCAGCCTTCACCAACGGTGGGGACCGCACCGTGCTGTTCTTCGCGCAGGTCGGCTACGAGAAGAGTGGGAGCTTCTCCATCGAGTTCCTCAACCACTACCAGTTGTCAGACGATGCGACCAACAAGGCAGTGCCGCGAACATATCAAATCGTGAAGCAGGTGGCGGATCTCTGCAAGAAGCACAAGGTAGCCCCCGAGAACCTTGCGGTCGATGCCACGGGCGCGGGATCCCCCTTCTGTGACGTTCTCGCAGGGGAGTGGAGCGGGGACTTCCTGCGGGTCAGCTTCGGCGGCAAGGCATCGGACAGGCGGGTCAGTGCGAACAGCAAGCTGACCGGGGAGGAACTCTACGTGAACCGTGTATCCGAACTCTGGTTCGTGGGCAAGGAACTCATGCGGACCAGACAGTTGAGGGGCGTATCTGCGGATTTGGCACGGGAGATAACGAACCGGAACTACGATCTGGTCAAATCGAACACGCTCCGGGTCAAAATCGAGACCAAGCCAGAGTATAAGGCGCGGATGGGTCGAAGCCCCGATTTGGCCGATGCAGCCTTCCTTGCCCTCGACTGCGCCCGACAACGATTGGGGTTGGTGGCAGTGGAACCCCGAACCCAGAATCAGGAATCAGGGTTCAAGAGACATGAGACAAAGACACTCAAGTCTTTGAGAATGAGTTTGTCGAGCGAGGATTCCACACTCCTTGACTAGCTTCCCGGTGCAGGATTCGGGGATCAGGTGGGGTTTTTGTTTCTTGACCCCCCTACATAAAAAGTATTTTCTAAATACTGGGTTACGCTTATACGTATAAGCGTAAACCACTTCCTACGCGGACTTTTCAACTTGGGGGGTCGGTTGGTCTTTACTGGTTGTGGTAATTCAAATACGGCTTTTTGGGTCACCTCGACAGTTCCTTGCACAAACTGCAAACTGTTGTGCGGTAGATCCGCACATAGATCCGCACATAGATCCGCACATAGCTCCGCACATAGCTCCGCACATAGCTCCGCACATAGCTCCGCACATAACACTTGAAGTCGTATGGTTTTTAAGGCATTCTTTGAAGATGCCAAACCAACGCTTCAAACGACTCCCCGGTGGGGGGATTCGCTACATGGGAGAAACCTTCCCCGGTTTCAACAAACCCAAGCAAGCCCCGGAGGGGTCGAAGAAAAAGTTCGTCGTGCTCGGCAAGGAAGGCGACAAGGTTCGTAAAGTCGCTTATGGTCATCGTGACTACGAAGATTTCCGGCAACACAAGGATCCGAAGCGTCGAGCGAATTTCCGCGCACGGCACAATTGTGAGACTGCCAACGACAAAACTACCGCCCGTCACTGGGCTTGCAAACACCTCTGGTAACCATGGCTAAAAGTGTCTTTGGAGAAGCATTCAGTTCCGGCAGAACTTCTGGTGCAGGTCGCGGGACTGCGTTGAGTTCTGATGGTCGGGGTCGTGCCACAAGACCCGAGGGCGATGTCGATTGGCAAATCGGACCAGCTACTTTAGGGGAGCAGGGGTGGCGCTATGAAGAAAAGCGCGACCGTCGTCGTCGTGCAGGGCAACCAGAGGAAGAGGAAGAACCTTATACTTACCCGACCAACGCAGAAGACCGCGCCCGAAAAGACTTTGAAAAGTCAATTGAAGACAGGCTGAAAAAAGACGCTGAAGAGGAACGTCGCAAGGTCGAAGAGGAACGTCGCAAGGTCGAAGAGGAACGTCGCAAGGTCGAAGAGGAGCGCAAGAGAGCGAGTAAACCCGTGCCCGATGAAACTAGTCCTCCGACACCTTCTCCGACACCTACTGCTGGGACACCC